TTTCTTGGACTGGTGGTAGTGCTGGTTCGATTGATACTTATGAGGCAGCAGTAAGAGGTGGAGATCTGCGTCATGATCAAACAAATTATTCAACAGGATATCTTCCTGTAGGACCAAATTATTCTGCTTCTAGAAGTGGTAACCAATACTTCCAGTTCCAGTTTATACAAACATCCATTTCAGAATTTAGAATTTCGTACACTGGATCGTTAGCAGGATGTTGGGTATGTATGCCCGATAATTCGACATGGACTACATCATTATCTGGTAAAAACGGTTGGGCAGACATGTTCGCCGCATATAAGGGATCTGGTGTCCCAACTACAGCAGAACCAGGATGTTCTTCTGGTGGAGTAATGGATACTAATGGTGGTACATTCACCTGTGTATTTGGTACTGAATCTTCTTCTAATGACTCTAATAATAGAGTTTTAATTAGATTTAAGTTGACTTCAGGAAACTCAATTAGCGATATCTCGTTATCAGATACATAGAGTACGGAGAGGTAAATTAAGTGGCTGCATCAACAGAACAAAAGGTAGATTATCTACTCAAAAAAATTGGTTACACAGCATCTAAAACTGGTCTTGCTGAAGATTCTTCCCTGAGTGGTACTAAGAAAGCTCCTTTTGCTGAATCTATTCCTTCCCCATTAGTGATAGCTGATCCCTCTGTTTGGGGACAAACTGGATCTATTCCTGGAACTCCACCAACATCTAGTACTCCTACAGTAGGAATCTACACTGCTGGAAGTTCTGGATTCCGTATGACAGTTGATAATACAGTTTCTGGAAATCGTAGTTTTATTGCAAGAGATAGTTGGAGTAATTATTCATCATCTAATTTGGGTGATTGGATTGATACACAATTTGGTGCTGATTATATTGTTAAAGTTTGGATGGGAGATCCTGCAGGAGTTTCAACTCAATTATCTGCTACTGGTTCTGGATCAAATGAAACATGGTTTTTTGATTATGCATCAGGTATTTTAAACTTTAACGGTACTACTACACCCACTGGTATAAGTACAAGTAACATTTATATTACTGGTTATCGTTATACAGGTATTAAAGGAGTACTTTCTCCAGGTGCCGCAGCAACAGTAACATCACTTCATGCCTCTGGCATTTCTACTTTTAGTGGAGATGTCGATATCAGTGGTTTAGTTACTGTAGGTGCTATTGATGGGGGTACATACTAATGGCAAAACCAGCAAGTAGACAGGAATTAGTTGATTATTCTTTAAGAAAATTAGGTGCTCCAGTAATAGAAATAAATGTCGATGATGAACAATTAGATGATTGTATAGATGACGGCATTCAATATTTTCAAGAACGTCATTTTGACGGTGTTGAAAGGATGTATCTTAAGTATAAACTTACCGAAGCTGATATTAATAGAGGAACAGCTGTTCCTGGAGGCTCAAATACATTAGGAATTGTAACAACATCTGGTATTTCAACCACTGTAAGTGGTATGACCACCATGACAAATTATTTTTATGAATCTTCAAATTTCATACAAGTTCCTGATTCTATAATTGGAATAGAAAAGATATTTAAGTTCGATAGTAGCACAATATCTGGTGGGATGTTTAGCATAAAATACCAGTTATTCTTGAATGATCTTTATCAATTTAATTCTATTGAATTACTTCAATATTCAATGGTTAAATCATATCTAGAAGATATTGATTTCTTATTAACTCCAGATACTCAAGTTAGATTTAATAAGAGACAAGATAGGTTATACCTTGATATTGATTGGTCTGCAGAAACTAAAGATACTTATTTAATTCTTGACTGCTATAGAATTTTAGATCCTAATACATTTACTGGGGTTTATAATGACAGTTTCTTGAAGAAATACGTAACTGCTTTGATAAAGAGGCAGTGGGGACAAAATTTACTTAAATTTAGGGGAACTAAACTTCCTGGTGGAGTAGAAATTAATGGAAGAGAAATATATGACGATGCAGAAAAAGATCTTGAAGAGATAAAACGTAGTATGACTCAAGAATATGAATTACCACCGTATGACTTCGTTGGATAACCATGGTATTAAATTCATATTTTTTACAAGGATCACCAGGTGAACAAGGTCTAGTTCAGAGTTTAATCGATGAACAGATACAGATATATGGTATTGAGGTATATTATTTACCAAGAAAGATATTTAAGACTGATGATATTATAAAAGAGGTTCAATCATCAAAGTTTGATGATAGTTTTATCATAGAAGCATATGTCAATAATTATGAGGGATATGCTCCTGATAGTGATGTAATGACAAAATTTGGAATTCAATTGAAAAATGAAATAAATCTTACAATATCTAGAGAAAGATATGAAGATTTTATTGCACCATTTTTAGAAGGTATATCATCTGGTATTAGGGAAGGAAAAATTACTGGTTATACCTTTGGAGATTTGGTTAGTAGACCAAAAGAAGGAGATTTGATATATTTCCCTCTTGGAGAAAGGTTATTTGAAATTAAAAGAGTAGAACATGAGAAGCCATTTTATCAATTAGGTAAACTTTATACTTATGATCTAAGTTGTGAATTATTCGAATACGAGAATGAATATATCGATACTAGTGTTGCTGAAGTTGACAACCTTGTAGAAGATGAAGGATATATTACAACTGTTAATTTGGTTGGACTTGGAATTATAGCTACTGCAACTGCTGGTATATCAAGTGGATGTGTTAGAGAAATTTTCTTAGATAATGATGGTTCAGGATATACATCAGCTCCAACAATTAATTTCTCAGATGCTCCTGTTGGAGGATTTACTGCTCATGGTGTTGGTATTTTAACTACACGAGCTAATGTTACTTCTATCTTTAGGATAGAAATGACAAATACTGGTGCTGGATATACAGTTGCACCAACAATATCCATTAGTGGTGGTGGAGGAACAGGTGGGGTTGCTACGTGCTCTATTTCTACCAGTTATGGTGTACAGAATATTATTGTAGGTGTAGCGGGTACTGGATATAGTACTACACCATTCTCTACAATTACTGCTCCTCCTACTGGAATTAATACTGCAGTAATTAATACAATATTAGATACTACGTATGTTGGTGGTGGAATTAATACTGTCAGAATATTAAATTCTGGTATTGGTTATACTGTTGCACCAACTATTGTATATAACACTCCTCAAATTGGTGTTGGAACCTTCTACTATAATGAAACGGTTACCGGACAGAGTTCTGGAGTTACTGCTGTAGTCAGGAGATTTAAGAAAGATACTTCTGTTGATGTGACTGATCCTCCAACAACTTTACAGGTATCCCTAAATACAGGTAAGTTCTATGACGGTGAAGTAATCGTCGGTTCATCATCTACTGCTACATATCTTGTTAAAGAACATGATCTTGATAGTTATGAACAATCCTTTGATTCAAATGAAGATTTGGAAATGGAAGCAGATCTTATATTAGACTTTAGTGAAGGCAATCCCTTTGGAGATTATTAATGTTAGGAACATATTTTTATCACGAAATTATAAGAAGGACAATTATTGCCTTTGGTACTCTGTTTAATAACATTAATATTAAGCATAAGAAATCTGATGGGACAATTCTTGATGACATTAAAGTAGGTCTTTCTTATGGACCTCAACAAAAGTATTTGGCAAAAATTCAAGAGCAAGCACAACTATCAAAACCAATTGCTATTACTCTACCAAGAATGTCATTTGAAATGAATAATATTTCATATGACCCCTCAAGAAAAACAGGAGTAACACAAACATTTAAAGCACTTGATAGTAGTGATGATAAAATGAAAAAGGTTTATATGCCTGTTCCATATAACATTGGATTTGAATTAACTATCTTTAGTAAATTAAATGATGATGCATTACAGATTATTGAGCAAATAATGCCATTTTTCCAACCTTCATTTACATTAACTGTAGATTTAGTAGATTCTATAGGAGAGAAAAGAGATATTCCGGTTGTTTTAGATAATATATCTTTCCAAGATGATTATGAAGGAAGTTTTGAAGTACGAAGAGCACTTTTATACACATTAAACTTTACGGCAAAAACATATCTATTCGGTCCAGTTGCTAAGTCTAGTGATGGATTAATTAAGAAGGTTATAGTAGATACTGCTTCTGGTACAGATACAGCAACAGCTAAACGTGAGGTTAGATATACTGTTGTTCCTGATCCAATCACTGCTGGACCTGGAGATGACTTTGGATTTACAGAAAATTGGATGGATTTAGGAGATCCTAAAGATTATAGTCCAACAAGGCAAGAGGACATTTAGTGAGGTATGAAAAATAATTATGCTAGTATTGATAAAGCACTTAACATTGATAGCGATATTGTTGAGGTAGATAAAGAACGATCAGCGGTAGAAATTGTAGAAGAAAAAGCTGTTGAAATTCAAAAAGATTATGATTATACTCGTGCTAATCTTTATTCATTAATTGAAAAAGGACAGGAAACTCTTAATGGTATAATGGAACTTGCTGGTGAAAGCGCAAGTCCAAGAGCATATGAAGTTGCCGGACAGATTATTAAATCAGTTGCTGATACGACTGATAAGTTAATGGATCTTCAAAAGAAGGTTAAAGAAGTTGATGAAGATAATCATAAAACAACCAATAATGTTACTAATAATGCAGTTTTTGTTGGATCAACTTCCGATTTATCCAAAATGCTTAAGGATGGAATCTTAAGCAATGACAAATAATAAGAATAGTGTTATAATATAACATACACATTTATTGTTATGGCAAACGTTAGCTGGGAAACATTTTCTTTACCAAATCTCCAAATTTATACATGTAGACTTCCAGAGGCAGTTATGCAAAGATTGTGGGGATATATTCATACTGCAGAATCTAAAGCAGTACCTTGTTTGATGAACAATAAATTAGCAGGAAATATTGATAGTTCGCACTATTTACATGATGTTGATGATTATTTTATCAAGTTTTTAACTCCTTGTTTAAATGCATATAGGGATGATTGTCATTATAATTTAAATGCTTTTGAAGTATCAGCTTATATTAGTGATGATGAAAAGGATTTTAAATTAAAAGGATTTTGGTCAAATCGACAATTTAAACATGAATTTAATCCATTTCACAGTCACACTGGTATTTTATCATTTGTTGTATGGATGAAAATTCCTACTGAATCTGAGCATCAACATAATTTACCTGTAAGTGCTAATTCCAATGCTCCAGTATCGTCAGATTTTCAATTTTTATATCAGAATATTATTGGAAATAATAATTGTTTTGAAATTCCAATGGGTAAAGATAAGGAAGGAATAGTAATGGTTTTTCCTTCACAACTTTATCATCAAGTATATCCATTTTACGAATGTGATGATGCTAGGGTTACTATTGCTGGGAATTTGTCGTGGTAAAAGAAGAAGTTGTTTGGGAAAATTATACTCTACCCAATATTACACTTTATGGAGCAAAACTTCCAGAAGAGGTTGTAAATAGATTGTGGGGATACATTGATGAAGCAAAAAATAATAAAGGAGATATTCAGAATCTTGGTGATCCCAGATATAATATTGATCGTGCAATTGATTTAAAAGATCGTGATGATTATTTTCTTGATTTTTTAAATCCAATATTGATGGAATATTTGGGTAATGAGGATAATACTTATATTTTAGATGTACTATCACCTCATAAAGAACAAAAATTATATCTTCGAAGTCTTTGGGTTAATTATCAAAGTAAGCATGAATTTTTGCCTAATCATTTTCATCTAGATTCCCAAATATCATTTGCTATATGGATGAAAATTCCTTATGAATGGGAAGATCAACATAGTTTACCTATTTGTAAAAATTCAGCAGATCCTTCTGCTGGAGATCTTGAATTTACATATTCTGATATTCTAGGTAATCATCATGATTATAAATTTCTTATGGGTAGTAGATTAGAAGGAACAATAATTATTTTTCCTTCATTATTGCTACATCAAGTTTATCCATTTTATAATTGTGATGGGAAAAGAATTTCTATTTCTGGAAACATATCATGGTGAAGCAACCCGAATGGGAAACATTTAATTTTCCTAATCTTCAATTGTATGGTGCAAAACTTCCAAAAAGAGTTATAAACAGACTTTGGGGATATATTGATAAAGCAAAAGATAGGTGTAATGATCAATTAGTAGGGAATCTTGACACTTCATTATATTTAAATGATACTAATGATTATTTTTTTAAGTTCATAAATCCATTATTGAAAGAATGGGAACGCTATCTTTTCTATGACATAGATACTTATGGTCCTGCAGGATATCTTGCACGTGAAAAAAGAAAATTAAAATTAACCGCATTTTGGGTTAATTTTCAAAATCAACTTGAATTTAATCCAAGTCATTTCCATACTGGTCTTTTATCATTCGTTATATGGATGAAAATGCCTGTAGAATGGAAGGATAAGAATAATTTTCCTGTTTATCTTCAGAATTCACATAAACAAAATCCTGCTACAAGGGATTTTGAATTAATATATTCTGATATTTTAGGTAGTCATAGGACATTTAGTATTGAACAATTTGGTAATAATGGTGAAATGGTAGGTAAAGAAGGACGTATGTTACTTTTTCCAGCACAAATGCGACACCAAGTACATCCATTTCATAATTGTGATGAACAAAGGATTTCTATTTCTGGAAATATTTCCTGGGTAGCAGAATGACTGATAGTGTTTATCTTGGTAACCCTAATTTAAAAAAAGCAAATACTCCTATTGAATTTACTGAAGATCAAGTTATTGAGTTCTGTAAATGTAAGCAGGATCCAGTTTATTTTGCTAGGAATTATATTAAAATAGTTTCTCTAGATGAAGGATTAACTTCATTTCAACCTTATGATTTTCAAGAAGAATTAATAACAAATTTCCACGAGAATAGGTTTAATATATGTAAAATGCCTCGACAGACTGGTAAATCCACAACTGTTGTTGCTTATCTTTTACATTATGCAGTTTTCAACGATAGTATTAATATAGGCATACTGGCAAACAAAGCAGCAACTGCTAGAGAACTTCTTGGTAGATTACAAACTGCTTATGAAAATTTGCCAAGATGGATGCAACAGGGTATTATATCCTGGAATAAAGGTTCTTTGGAATTAGAAAATGGCAGTAAGATATTGGCAGCTTCTACATCTGCATCTGCTGTCCGAGGTATGTCGTTTAACATCCTCTTTCTCGACGAGTTCGCGTTCGTCCCAAATCACGTTGCTGACTCGTTCTTTGCCTCTGTTTATCCTACTATTACTTCTGGCAAACAAACGAAAGTAATTATAGTCTCAACTCCACACGGTATGAATCATTTCTATCGTATGTGGCACGATGCAGAAAGAAATAAAAATGAATATATTCCAACAGAAGTTCATTGGAGTGAAGTTCCTGGTAGAGATGAGGTATGGAAAGAGCAAACTATTGCCAATACTTCTGAACAACAGTTTAAAGTTGAATTTGAATGTGAGTTTTTAGGTTCGGTTAATACCCTAATTAATCCAGCAATACTTAGAAATCTTGTATATGAAGAACCTAAAAAAAGAAATGCTGGACTTGATATTTACTATTCTCCTATAGAAGAGCATAATTATATAATTACGGTTGATGTTGCCAGAGGATTAGGTAATGATTATTCTGCTTTTATAGTTTTTGATACAACAGAGTTTCCATATAAGGTAGTTGCAAAGTATAGGAATAATGAGATTAAACCAATGTTATTCCCAAATATCATTCTTGATGTTGCTAATGGATATAATCAGGCATACTTACTAATAGAAGTTAATGATATTGGTGATCAGGTTGCAAGTATATTGCAATATGATTTGGAATATGAAAATCTTCTTATGGCATCTATGAGAGGAAGAAACGGACAAATTGTAGGACAAGGATTTTCTGGTAAGAAAACTCAACTTGGTGTAAGAATGACATCAGCAGTTAAAAAGTTGGGTTGTTCTAATTTAAAAACATTGTTGGAAGATCATAAATTACTTACTGTTGATTATGATATCATCTCAGAATTAACTACTTTTGCTCAAAAACATAACTCTTTTGAGGCAGAAGAGGGTTGTAATGATGATTTAGCAATGTGTTTGGTTAGTTTTTCATGGTTAGTTGCACAGGATTATTTTAAAGAAATGACGGATAATGATATCCGTAAGAGAATATATGAAGAACAAAAGAACCAAATAGAACAAGATATGGCACCATTTGGATTTGTATCTGATGGATTTGAAGATATTGATAGTTTTGTTGATGATGATGGTGATAGATGGCACACCGATGAGTATGGTGATCGTTCTTATATGTGGGATTATATGTAGTGGATTTAGATCAACAGTTTGAACTGGGAGATTTACTTCTTGAAGAAAGAAAGTGTAGAAAATGTGGAGAAGTTAAAAATTTGATAGATGGTTTTTATAAAACTCATAAGAATAGACTCTCTTTACCATCTTCATATGCATATGAATGTAAGTTATGTACAATAAAAAGAATAGTTAAAAATAGAAAAGAAAAACCATTTATTGATTGGGCATATCC